GATGTTTACTTAAACAAAATTGCTTATCTTGAACAAACAGTTAGATCATATAAAATTGAAATTAATTGTTTAAGAAATGGCAAGCTTAGCCCTAGTCAAGTTAGGCAAGAGACAATCCGGCAGTTAAAAGCTGGGCTCTAATGGCGGAGAGTTGAAGAGAACGGATAACACTAGGGAAACCTAGTGTTATCCTTTACCTGTGTCGCATAATGACACAATAGGTCTACTTTCTCCTCGTGACCTGTCTCCGGCAAGAGGCAGGTCGCCTTCGGCACCATGGTGGTGCTGGCCCTTGTTACTGGGTAAGTAATAATTATTTCTTAAAGGAATCTACTTATGCAAAAGTGGATGACTGACCTCATCTCCCGTGTGGAGAGTGAGTGTGGGATCTCTGTCACCACGGAGATCAAGAACATGTTGTGGGATGGTCGGACCAAAGCCTACATCGTCAATGCCCTGCGCAAGACGGTGATGGTTCACTGCTCCGGCAAGTACGCACAGGATCCGTCCTATGCGGAACGGGCACTGTTTGCCACCATGGTAACTAATGGGCTGACAAGTCCTGAGGAACGCCGTGAGGGTCGTGTGCTCTTCAATCCCCCTGAGTTGGCTGAACGCCGTGCTCTGGTGTCCAAGAACCTTCATGTCCGTGTGCCTGATGCCTATCGTGAGTCTCTTGCGTGGGCTCAGGCTACCCCTTACCGGGTGAACACTGATATGCTTGGGCTGCTCATGGAGGCTAACCTGCTCGAAGAGTGGGAGGCTGAAGAAGCAATGCGTGTTGTCGCTGAGAACGATGGTATCTTCTACCTCGATTGCTTCATGGATTTCCGTGGTCGTACCTACACGAATCACTATGGTAGCTTGTCTCCGCAGGCTAACCAGAACGTTCGTGCCATGGTCGACTTTGCGTTCGAGACTCCCGTGGGACTGGACTCTGAGAACTATGACATGCTGATGGCTGTCTTGGAGGAAGAGTACGGTGTCAACTGGGTGGTCTTTGAACATATCCTGCAAGATGCAAAGTCAATCCTTGCTAACAAGACATATGGTAAGAAGAGTGCGGGTGTGGTCCGTGCTGCCATGTGTCTCAAGGAGATCGCTACAACGGGCAAGTCTGCGTACATCGTACAGCAGGATGCTACTTGCTCTGGCTTCCAACACATGGCTGCGATCCTTCGTGACCGTGATCTGGGTGAGCTTGTGAATCTCACAAGCGGGCCTCGTAGCGACTTGTACATGGCTGCTACTGATTTCCTGTGTGAACAGGGAACAGGAGTCGGCATGTTCTTGGCAACGCATGACCGTGATGTCGTGCGTGCTGAGCTTGCAAAGCCAACTGTGATGCTGACGGGCTATGCCTCTACTCCAGAGGCACTGGCTCTCTCGTACCTTGGGTACGACGGCAAAGCAGAGTACTTGGACAAGTCCGGTGAACCTGTGGTTGCCACACGGTTCAAGGATGTGAAGACGGCACTGAAGCAAGGTGCTGATATCAACTTCAATCCTGATTCAATCATGGCTGCATGGTTGAATGGTCGGACTGGTGAGAAAGCTATGTATGCCGCTCTCACCTTTGCTCGTGAGTTCCAAGAAGCACTGTTTACCATGTGTCCTTCGGTCAAGGAACTCATCACTTCTGTCAAGGGTGCTGCATTGTCTCACTTCAACAGCTCAGGACAAACCCTGAGCTGGACTACGCCACTGGGATTGTTCGTTGAACTGTCCCCTTGGAAAGTCATGGAGGATACAACAGCTGTCTCCTTTCAATCTAAAGGAGTCCGCAAGTCCATGAAAGTCCTGGCTCTTAAGCCTGACTCCATGGGTGGTGCAGCTGGGGCTCTGCCCAACTTGATTCACTCACTGGATGCTTGCCTTGTTCACTTGGTAAACCTTGCCCGTCTACAGCTTGGTATGCCATGGGCTGATATCCATGACTCCTTTGGCTCCACGGTTGGAGATGTAAAGCGGACTGTTGAACTGGTCAATGACGCTTTCGTACAGGTTCACACTGAGTTTGATATCAATGACGTACTGCGTAAGCACAAGCGTCCCTTGATGTCAAAGGGTGATCTTTGTCTGAGTGAGCTCGAACAGATCGTCTTCTGATCTGAACCCTCACTTCACTGGGGCACTGGTACTAGCGTACTGGTGCCCTCTTTCACAATTACTATTATCTATTATTCTAATTACTACTAGTTGCTAATGCTTGTAGTGGTGATGATGGTAGTGGTAATGGTGATGGTTTACTGAAGGACGCAGGAATCCCGTGAGGGTCCCCCCCGCTGCGCGGGTCCCCCCCAAAAACCCCGGGATATCCAGCGTCCTAGGCGAAACACCCCGCGTGTGTGGGTGTAAGACTCAACTTCATAGGAGAAAAACATGAAGGTGAATGTAATGGATACTCGATCCAAATACGAGGCTATGGTGGCTGATGGCAAGGCTGCTGTGGTGAAAGGTATTGCTTGTGGTCCTGCTGGAACCAAGCAACAGATTGCCGTAGAAGTTTGCGAGGCTAATGGAATTTCACTGGAAAAGACAGTGAAGAAGATGAAAGACTACTCCACAATGGACGATGCTGTGCTAGCAAACATCCTGTCGATGGATCATGTCAGTGATGAGAAGAAAGCCGCTGTGCAAGCAGAGGTTGATCGGAGGGCCAATGCCTAAGTCAACACTGTCGGATGCTCGGGTAGATTATCTCTACTACGACATGGGTCTATCAACCACACAGGTTGCAGCATGTCTCGGATGCAGTCAACCAACTGTGTATAACAACTTGAAGTGGCGTGGTAAGAAACTGCGTCCTCGTGGTCGCCATGTGGTACGGACAATCAACTTGTCTGGTGACTGGCGTAAACAACTTAACGCATACTTGCGTAACAAATAAGGCACATCAGCCTGTGTAGTAGCACGAATGAGACTGGGTAACCAAACAGATACCTAACCCAGTATAAAGATATGGGTATCGTTGTATGAAAGGTGGCTGAAGCAGTCTACTAACTGTGGATCCCATCACCTGAGCATGTGATGAAGACAACTGCTCTATCAAACTAATATCACCAGTCTAATTAACTGGTGTTAGCCGTGGCGGAATAACTCTTTAACAGAGGAGTAACGCACAACTACCAAGAAGGTGACCCTTCTGGCAGAGTCCAATCGGATGAGTCAGCCTTAGTCAGGCTCGTGTAGGAGGTACAAAGTAGGATACTAGAACTTGATCTGTTTCTGAAACGTTGTGGGTAATCAAGCAATCCCACCGGCACCAAACTATTTGATAACATTATCACCCGGACTGAAATGTTCGCGTTAACATGTGTGCTGTTATCAACGCCTTACCCTACAGGTGTAAAGAGGTAGGTAGCAGGGGTGCGTCTGCTAAATCAACGCATACTATTTTTTCAACAAGGTAATTGTGGAAACACTAGTAACTTGAGTGATCAACACTTGAGTTGCTAGTGTTTTATTTTATTTTTGGGGGGTAGTTATGGTGGCTATTGTGGTCACAAGGAGATAACATGTACCCTATCGAAGATGATTTCGATGACATTCAATGTGAAGACTTTTATGGAGATGACTATGAGGCCGTGGAAACTGACTCTTGATATCGACGCTACTCACAAGTATGATGGCGAAGCCAGTGGCACAAAGGTTGCATACTTTGTAGACACTATGGCTAGCAAAGCTTGGTGTCAAACTATTACATCATACAATATCAATGTAGTGAGAAAGTATGGGTATCAACAGAATTATGACGATGCTTTCAAACGCTATGAGATTGTAATTAATGGTGAATTTCTAGACAAAGCATTGGAACAATGCCGTACAATCATGCGTTCATTGTCCGTTACATCTTACTTGAACTACTGTCAAGTAGAAAGAGAGTATCACGATGGAGAGAAGGCAGAAGAAGAAGCCGAAGTTTCCCCGCCGTATTGATTCGGATGGGGAAGTACGCCGTCCTAAGTCCAAGACTTGGGGTGGAGAACAACGTAGGTCTAACAGACAACAACAGAAAAGGAGACTCCGTGATGGGGACTACGACATTTAGGTATGACTGTACCACTGAGGCAGATCATATTATTAAACAAGAAGTGCATTTTATTGGGGAAAATTATTTCTTAGTAAGTAAAATTAATCGACCAGAAAACGGCGAGCCTGAAACTATGATCTTTCATTGTACTGAGGCAGGCAATGTCTTGAACTGGAGCGAAGAGTATGTAACTTACGACGATATAGATATTAAAGAAACAGTGGATAGATTCCACGCTTTGCTTTTGAACCACGGTCTTGTTGAAAAATCAGAGGCTGATGCTTGTAACGAAAGATTTCGGCAAAGCGATGGAGAATGATTCATTTACAATTGAAGTTGAAGTAGTTTCTCAACACTATGAGGTTGTACAACTTACATTCTCACAAGAGACACTTGACAAACTTAACTGTAATAAGGATGATCTTCTTCTGAAGATTCAAAACGAAGACATTAATCCTTGGGATTATACAGAAGAAGAACACTGGGATTCTTATGACAGTGTAGTAAAGAATATTTATTGGCAGGATGCTAAGCATGTTGGGTAACTATGATGATATTCATCCAGATGTATGGTTGGATATCAATATGCAGCATGACATGAGCAGGAAGGGAGAGTATCCCGTGCCAACTAACCGTGCAGTCTACTGCACAGATGGAGAACAAATGCCTAACTGGTGTAACAATGAAGTTAGTATGAGTGGTAGTAAGTCTGATATGGAAGACTTCCTCGCTGAATTTTGTGAAGAAGATCCTAGTCAGAAGGGTCGCTATCGTTTTGTGTATGATAAGATCTCACCTATGGAAGAGCCTGAACCAGATGAGACTGGTTTCTCTACCATTAAAGCCCAGCGTGAAGCTTGGGGTTGCAAGTGGGAGATGACTGAGTATGCTCTTACTGTATTCACTGAAGAGTGGAATGACAAGGAGTGGATGCACCTTGACGGTAACTATGACACCGCATGGGGTCCACCCTCCAAGATCTACGACAGAATTGAAGAGATCATTGAAGAGCGTGACTGGGACATTGAGTTCAACGAATGGTTCTTCAAAGAACCCGGCATGCGAATTGCAGGGTGGTTGCCAGAATGAGAAGCTGGCACTACCTTACGTTGGATGAATCAAGCGCCACACATGGATCATGTGAGGACTTTCGGTTTTGCCGGAGAGAAGAGGACGTACCTAAGGTTCGTGCTATTGATATCCCTCGCTTGATTGAGCGTTTACAATATCACTATGAATCATATGAGATCTTAGAACAGGAACACTGGGACAAAATGCAACATAATCATGGAGATAACGAATGAATTATTGTGAATACTGGTTTGATTTGTGTGAGGCTATTGAGAACAATGACCAAGCACAGATTGATATGCATCTGGAAGAATACAGAGAGCAAAAAGATTAACACAATTTTAACTTTACAGATACTTGAAGGAGTGTATAATGTGTACCATGCCTGATAATGAGTGGTATGACCTTGAAGATGATACGCATGAGTATGATCCTGATGATATGGATGAAAATAATATTATCTTTCAAGAAGAAGTTGACAGATTAAACTATAACCCTTATAATATAGAAGATGAATAATGAATTATATTGATCTTGCTATTCCAGAAGATGATGACATTCGTGATGAATGTATGTCAGTCATTGAAGACTGGATGATGAATGATGAAGATATGGAAAGATTTGCCAAATATCTTTTCCCATATCTTAAACCCTACTTGGATAAACTGAAAGACGAGGAAACTAATCGTGCATGAAATGTATGAAAATGATTCAGCTATGTATGCTGGTAGTTCTGCTTGGCACGGTCTGGGGACTGTTGTTGCTGATGCCCCTAGTCCTTACGATGCGCTTAGACTTGCTGGATTGGATTGGCGAGTCATTCCTTCGCACAGCATTGGCTGTAATTATATGCGTAACGGTGTTGAGCGTACTGCCATCACAACTGAAAAGGTAGCCAACATTCGTGAGGATACTGGTGATGTGCTTGGTTGGGTTGGTCCTAACTACAAACGTATCCAGAACATTGACGTAGCTGAGCTGGCTTACGCCGTGGCTGGTAATGATACCAAGGTGGAGACTGCTGGCAGCCTTCGCAACGGTGCTCGTACTTACTTCTTGCTGAAGTTCAACGAGTTCTCAACACAATACTCTGATGATGTAACCAATGAGTATCTGTTGCTTGCCAACGGACACGATGGCTTGATGGCATTCAATGCTATTCCAACTGCTATCCGTGTTGTCTGTGCCAACACCTTGCGTGTTGCTATGGCTCAAGCCAACGCCTACCGTATTGCCCACAAGGGTAACATGGAAGACAAGCTTGCTGACCTGTACGATGCTATCGCTGCAGCCAAGCAAGACAGTCGTGTCTTTGAAGACAAGGTTCGATACCTTGCCAACCAAGGCATGACTCGTCACACACTGAAAGATTACTATGATCTGATGTACAACAAGTATTTCAATCAAGTCAATGATGATTCATCTGATCGTGATTGGAAGAAGAAAATTGAAACCACTTTGAAGTGGGAAAATAGATTTGAGATTGAGGCTAGTACTGCAGGTAACAACCTGTGGAATGCATTCAACTCTATCACCTACTTCGTTGAGCACACCATGCCAACGCGTGGTCGTACTGACGCACAACGTCGAGAGAATCGACTGCATACAAATATGTTCGGAACTTCGGGTTCACTCAAGACTAAGATCTTTGAGAACACCCTCGAACTGGTATAACCCCCCTCTATGAATACTACTCAGGAAACTGGGTAGTATTCTTTTTTCCAATATAAGGAGCATGCATGCTGTGGGATAAACTTTCACATGAACAACAACAAGAACGATTATCTACTCAATCTATCATGGAAGAGGAAACTCTTTTAAATTCTGTACAAAAGTACTGGAGGGAGTATGATCGTGCTCCTGATGAAGGTATCCCTGAACAAAAACTGTTAGATGATTTTGTATCTGATCTTGCACCTGCATATCAAGATTGGATTGATAAGGTGTCAGAGAATCCCAAGTGTCCTGCTTGGGTCTATCCCCTGTTTGCTCTCGGTGCTCACAAGATGGCAGACATTACGTTAAGATCTGTAATGAGATTGTGGCTTAACTCTGCATCATTTAAGAATGAAAATACTACCTTTGCTCCTTCGCCTCCGCTGGCTCAGCATGTGGTGCGTATGATTTCTAAAGATGCTTTAAATATTATTGCATATCAAAATGCAAAAGAAAACAATGCAGAGTTCTGGCGTAAACAATCTAAGTTTATTAAGAACTGGTCAGAGAAACGTTGCATTGCCTTTGCCAACAAAGTTGGTAGCATTCCAGATATGACACTAAAGCAGAAGGATGACTTTGGGCATCACATGCTACGGATTGCAGAAGCATCTGGTATTATTAAAACAACTAAGAAAGCTAGACGTAGAGGTAGAGGTTGGACTCATGCATTACATGTGGAGTTTAATCCTAATATCTTAATGTTTCTTAGTGAACGACACAAGTTAATGGAAAGCTCTATGCTTGTGTATCGTCCTATGATTACACCACCTGTAGATCACAAGCTTAATGCTTCAGGTGGCTATATACACCACTGGATCCGTAAGGATGTGGTGCATCGTTATGTATCAGAATATGTAGAAGATAAATCTATACAACAAAAACATTCTGAACCGTCTCAATTTGTATTAGATGGATTGAACGCCATGCAGAAAACTGAATGGTCTGTAAATTCACGGGTCCTTGAGGTGATGGAGGATCTTTTCAAAGCAAATTCAAGACTCGCCAATCTCCCTGCCTACGAGTTTGATGAGTTCCTTTTTAGCATACCATACCCTGAAGAAGGAACCAAGGAGGAACAAGCTAAGTGGTGTCAGAGTAGAGAAGAGTCTTATGGAGACTGGTTCAAACAAGAGCAGGCTAGAGCTCGTATGCTAGTTCGCCTTGCTCTTGCCAAACGTTTACAGAAACATGGCTTCTTTTATCATGTCATGACTCTAGACTTTAGAGGCAGGTGCTATACTACTTGTGAGTTATTATCTAATCAAAGCTCAGATTATGATCGTGCTTTGATTCAATGGGCTGAGCCTGTAAAGCAAACCTCTCGTGGTTTATATTGGTTAAAGGTGCATGTTGCTAATCTTTTTGATCAAGACAAAGTATCATTTGATGAACGAGTAGCATGGGTAGATAATAACTTAAAAATGTTAGAAAAAATTTACAATGACCCATACTCTAATTTAGAGTGGGTGTCAGATAAAAAGAAAAAGAATCCTTCATTCCAGAGACTAGCGGCTATCTTTGAGCTCTTCCGTACTGATGGTATGACTCAGCTGCCTATTCAAATGGACGGGGCTTGTAATGGATCTCAGCACTGGGCTGCGATCATGGGGGATCAAACTATTGCAGAGCTTACAAATGTTCTGCCTGATGCCAAACCAAATGATTTATATCAGTATGTTGCTGATAAAACTACAGATTATTGTCGGAGAGAAGAGGGTAATGGCTGGTGTCCAGAGTTCTTGACTGCTTGGCCTGATGGTATCCATCGGAATGTAACCAAGCGACCTACTATGTGTGATGCATATGGTCTAACCTTTTATGGTATTCAAAAATATATTAAACTTGAAGGGCATGTTGACTGGGTTCCAAGGGAGAAGCAGGGCGGGGCTATTGTGGAGCTGGCTCGGGCTATCCAAAGTGGGTTAGGAGAAGCCCTGCATCTGCCTAACATTGGAAAGGAATGGCTTAAGGAATGTGCTGAGATCGTGGCTGATGCTGGCTATCACCTAGAATATACCGTACCTTCTGGGTTCAAGGTAGTCCATGCTTACTATGAGATTAAGAAGCGGCGTTCACTAGCGTCACTCTTTAACCACAAAGAACTTATATTCTGGAACGTCTCTAAAGATGTGCATAAGGATAAGGCAATGCTTGGTATTCCGCCAAACTATATCCATTCTCTTGACGCATCTCACATGTTCTGTACTGTAAAACGTATGGTAGAAGCAGGTATTACTAGATTTAGCATGATCCATGATTCATATGGATGTCCTGCTCCGTATGTAGATATTATGAATAATTTAATTAGAGAAGAGTTTTTAAAGATGCACAAGGAGAATCAACTTGAAACATTTAAACGATGTGTCGAAGCCACCACAGGGGTCACGCTACCTGATGTCCCAGACAGAAGACCAATGGAACTCGGAAGAGTCTTGGACTCCGAATACTTTTTTTCATGAGATCGTCGAGGTATGGTGGTATGATGCGGAGACTTGCGGCGGCCCCGGTTGGGTGGATAAAGATACTGCTACTGATTACATTTTCGGTGATCTTCCTGTTATTAAATCTGTTGGTTTCCTCTGCGCTATCACTGATACTCATTATTCTATTACCGATAATGTGGGGCATGACCAAGTTGGAGGAATTACTAAGATACCCAAGGGTATGATTAAGGAGTTATATTATTTAGAAAGGACTTGATATGACACATATTGTTATTGATTCCGAAGGGGATATGGAATCTGGATTGGAAACGGCAACTAGACTTGCAAAGATTGAAGGTAGTAACCTAACACTAGAGTTTCCGTCTGAGGGTTTTGCAAAAATGTTTATGGAAAATATGTTTGTTTCTTTTGTAGAGGCAAACATTCCTAAAGATACTAATATGAATTTAAATGTTATGTTTCCAATGGAGGAAGACGAAGATGAATAAGGCTTTAAATTCTGTAGCTAACAAGCCAGCTACAAAGTTTTGGCGTAAGGGAGAATGGTTTGACATTCTTGAAGCCAAGCACTATAATAAAGAAGAGTTGAACGCTCTTCAGCAATTGCATCTGGAAGGGTTGGTTGATCTGTATGCCACCCGGACAGCTGAAGCTTGTCGATACAAGCACAATGCTGATGAGAATGGACAATTCATTTCAGCTGAGTACATTGAAGGCTCAGAACGTATGGTAGAAATGCCTTCCTATGCAGATCAATGGAAGGACGATTTCAAACGGAGACTTAGAAATGGCAAGAGTACTCGTAATCGGTGATACCCATTGTCCAGCAATGGACCTTGGATATCCACAGTTTCTACAGGATCGTGCAGAAGATTGGGGCATTGATACTGTAGTTCATATTGGAGATGTAGTCGACTGGGCTAGCATCTCTTACCACGAGAAGCTGCCGGGGTTTGATAGCCCTGCCTTGGAATACCAGAAAGCTCTGGATCAAGTGCAAATGTTGTACAAGTTATTTCCAAAGGCTGTTGTTATGACTGGTAATCATGACGATCTACCCCGGAGACAGATGACTACTGTTGGTCTTCCTGAAGAATGCTTGGTAAACTACAACTACCTGTGGCAAACTCCGGGGTGGGATTGGAGGCCAAGATATGATACTTACAATCTGGATGGTGTGTTATATCGTCATGGTGATAGCGGTCGTGGTGGCAAGTACGCAGCGTTAAACAATGCAATGGATAACTTTAACTCGTATGTTCAAGGACACACTCATTCATTGGCTGGTGTAAACTATTACCGTAATGAAGGTGGTAGTGTGTTTGGTATGAATGTTGGTTGTGGTGTAGACCATGATCAACTTGCTATGTACTATGCAAGACGATACAATGCTAAGCCTATCTTGGGTTGCGGTATTGTATTAGATGGTGAGTACGCATACTGGGAGCCTTACAATGGCATTGCGTGATAATATTAGAGACAAATGGTTCAAGAGTGGTAAAGGTAAAACTACTGACCGAGAGGTTAGGTTTCACCGACCCGGTGTAGGCGGTAGTCACAAGTGGAAACCTACTAATATGAATGATCGTAATGGTAAGGGCTCAGGTCCACGAAATAAAAAAGTATCTTCTGCTGAAGAAGACTTGCGTTGGAGGCTTGCTTTTGGTAAAATATCTGAACAAGAATTCAACGAAGCCATGGAGAAACTAAATGGCGAAGAAGACAATTGATAATGCAACTGTTGCCCGTATGAAGAAGGCGGGAAAAACTCGTCGGCAACACAAAAACAAGTATGGTCAGCGTAAGGCTGGCAGAAAGAACTGAGGTAATTATGGATAAAATTCAACCATTCAATACTCAAACATTGGACGTAAAATGGTCGCATCTGCATCGTGCCGACGATAAGTTTGGTGCTCCCGGGCATCACAACATTACCGTTGTTGTTGACGATCAGCTGAATGAGCAGCTTAACAAGATCGCCAAAGATGCTGGTGCAAAGAAAGTTAATGGTCTGACTGAGAAGGAAGGTCAACGACTGATCAAGGTCAAGTCAACCCTGTACACCAACCCACCAGAGGGTATGGAGAAGAAGGTTGCCTTCCCTTGTGTCGACTCCGACACCAATTCTACAACTGAGGTGCCTATGGGCGGTGACAAGGTTCGGCTTCGGCTCAAGCCATTCGTCATCTCTCGTGACAACTCAATGTCTTTCTTCTTAAATGGTGTTCAAATCATTGAGAAGAACTCTTCTTCCTCTACTGGTGGCTCAGGCTTCGAGGCTACTGATGGCTTCAAACAGCCAGAGGCAGAAACGGTTCCGTCTAACGACGATAACGATGTCCCCTTCTAATGGAATGGTCTTTTCCCATTAGTCCTGTTGCGGCTAGTAGACCCCGTGTGTCAAAGCACGGGGCCTACTTTGCCGGTCCTTACAAGGAATTTAGAAAGAACGCAGGACCTTTGGTACTCGATGTACTCGGACCAGAGTGGGAACCATTGACCGGACCTTTGAAGGTGGATTTAGAATTGTATGTAGCAAAGCCTAAGACAACCAAGTTGCTTGGACCTAAGGCTGACATTGATAACTTTGTAAAGGCTATCTTTGATGCCATGAATGGTAAGCTGTGGGTAGATGACTCACAAGTAGTAGAACTTTACGCTGTTAAACAATGGTCTAATTTAGAAACTGGTGAAGGATACTTCACGCTAGGTGTAGGAGAATATAAAGATGAGTGATGGATGTAGAACAACTGGGTGTAGCCCAGAAGATTGTGTGGATCAAGCTGCTATTTATTTGAGTAATTTTGATACTGTTGACAACGATCTTTATATCAACAAGATTGCTAACGGTTATCTTGTAAAGGTTGATGGACAAGATCATAATAACAATTGGATTAGTCGGCAGTTTGCCATGCCAACGATTGCGTGTGTGGAACAAGTCTTTGTCGCATGGGCGGAGCACAAGCGAGACAACTAACTCGCAGGCTCCATAGCCCAATGGCAGAGGCAGTGGACTTAAAATCCATCCAGTCCGGGTTCGAGTCCCGGTGGAGCTATTGGCTCTTATAGCTCAATTGGATAGAGCAACTGACTTCTAATCAGTAGGTTGCAAGTTCGAGTCTTGCTAAGAGCGTATTTAAAAAGGAATAGTTATGAGTGTATGTACTCATCACGAGCCCTGCCCTGCTTGTCGGGAGCGGGGTCGTGATATTAAAGGGGACAACCTTGCTGTCTATGATGATGGACACAAGTATTGTTTTGCGTGTGAATATTGGGAAGGATCTAAAGAAGGATACAAACCTATGGAAGAAATTGAACCTGTTAGCGATGATTGGAAACCATACAACGGTTCCTGCAAGCCATTGAGTCATCGTGGTATTAGCGAAGATATTGTTCGCAAGTTTGAATACCAACAAACAAATATCAATGGCAAGGATATTGAGATTGCAAATTTCTACAAAGATGGTGAACTTGTAGCTCAGAAGCTGCGTGGTCCTGACAAACAATTCAAATGGATTGGTCGGGCAAGCAGAGCACCGCTTTGGGGACAATGGCTGTGGAAGTCTCAGGGTGGCACTAGGCTTGTCATTACTGAGGGTGAAGTCGATGCTATGACTGCGTGCCAAGCTATGGGTGGCACTTGGCCTGTTGTCTCTCTTCCGTCTGGTGCTCAAGGTGCTTTGAAATCTATCAAAGATAACTGGGAGTTTGTTACTTCGTACGATGAAGTTGTCTTGATGTTTGATCAAGATGATGCTGGTCGTGCTGCAGCCAAGAAGGTTGCTGAGGCGTTGCCTCCGGGCAAATGCAAGATGGCTACGCTGCCATACAAGGATGCCAACGAGTGTCTGAAGAATGGTCAAGCCAAGGCTATTATGAATGCTGTGTGGGAAGCACAAGTCTTCTCTCCAGATGAGATCTTGCATGTCTCTGGTATTGATTTGAATGAAGATAAAGAAGTAAATGTTTACTCATACCCTTGGTCTAAGATGAACTCATTCTTGATTGGTCAACGGTCTGGTGAGATTACTCTTTGGTCTTCTGGTACTGGCTCTGGTAAGTCTACTATCATTCGTGAAATCATTTGGGATCACCTAAAGCGAGGACGCAAGTGTGGTGCCATCATGTTGGAAGAATCTCCTAAGGAAACAATTGAAGATATTATTTCTCTTATCATTAATAAACCTGTTCGTTCAATCAGAGCGGAGCGATTGATGAATCAGCTTCGGATTGAAGAAGGTCAGGAAGTTCCTCAAACAACTGAGCTTGACACATTCCAAGATGCAGAGTATCATGATGCATTGGATAAGCTTAAGCGTACTGGCTTCTATATCTATGACCATCTTGGTAACAATGGTATTCAGAATCTTGTACAACGTCTTGAGTTTATGGCTGTGTCGTTGGGTGTTGAGGTTGTTGTCCTTGATCACATCACGGCAGCAGCGACTGGTATGCTTGGTTCTATGAATGACAACGAGCGTTTGCTCATTGACAATCTTATGAAAGAACTGAGATCACTGGTGTCTCGCACTGGCGTTCACATTCACATTGTCTCACAACTTGTGAAGAACGGTAAGGCATTCGAGGAAGGTGAGCGTATTACCATGCAAGACCTGCGTGGCTCAGGCTCATTGTCTTCTGTTCCTAACACGGTCATTGCACTTGAGCGTAACCGCCAAGACCCTGATGATGTTGTGTCTAACACAACCACTGTTCGTGTATTGAAGAATCGTTTGACTGGTAAGTGTGGCGTAGCTTCTGCGTTGTACTATGATCGGAACATTGGACGATTGGAGGAAGTTGAGTATCGGGAATCCGATGCTGGTAACGTAAGTTTCTAACAAAAGGAGAGTCTCATGAACCGACTCGTATTTGACATTGAAGCCAACGGCTTAAACGAAATTAATTTAAATTCAAAAGGGGAAGTGATACCTGAGGTAACTCAGGTTCACTGCCTTGTTATTAAGGATATTGATACAAATGAAATTACAACTTATTCGGGTATGGATATTGGATACGGTGTTTCTCGCTTGCGCAATGCCGATTGCATTATTGGCCACAATATTTCGATATATGATGTACCTGTGCTCGAACGTTTCTACGGGCCTATTCAAACTAAGCAACAAGATACTCTCATTATCTCCAGAATGATGTATCCTGAGCGAGCTGATCATCCCTTGGGTGGTAACTCGCTTGAGTGCTGGGGCAAGTCTCTTGGCTGTCACAAGCAGGACTATCAAGGTGGATGGGAAGAATACTCAGACGAGATGTTGGAGTATTGTATTCAAGATGTAGAAGTTTCTCATAAGATCTGGGAAGCACAGCAGGAGTTTATTAATGCAAATACCAAGTCCGTTTGGCTGGAGCACGAAGTTACAAGAATTATTAGTAATCAAATTGCTAATGGCTTTTGCTTTGATCTTAACGCTGCATACGATTTGGAAGAGGAGTTGCAATATAATAAAATCTCTATTGAAGATGAAATGAGACAATCATTTCCACCCATCGTAGAGGAGAGGTGGTCAGAAAAGACTGGGCGTAAGCTCAAGGATAAAGTCACAATCTTCAATCCCGGATCAAGGAAACAGATTGCAGAACGCTTGGGCTCTAAGTATGGGTGGTCACCACCAAGAACAGAGAAGGGAAACCCAAAGGTCGACGAGGCTGTGCTTCGTGATCTCAAGTTTCCTGAAGCTGAAACACTGATAAGATATTTTGATATTACAAAACTTCAGGGACAAGTCTCTGATTGGATCAAGCGGGCTACCCATAGTCGAGATGGTAGAATCCACGGCATGGTAAATCCGCAGGGAACTGTTACTGGTAGAATGACAGCATCACAACCTAACTTGCAACAAGTATCTGGCGATAAGCGAGCAAGAGCATTGTTCACTCCTAGTGCTGGTAATGTTCAGGTAGGTATTGATGCTAGTGGTCTAGAAGCACGCATGCTTGCATCCCGCATGGCTAAGTATGATCAGGGAGCATATGCTAAGATTATCTTGGAGGGAGATATCCACTCTGAGAATCAACAAGCTGCTGGACTACCAACAAGAAACGATGCAAAGACTTTCTTTTATGGTTTCTTGTATGGTGCAGGTAACGAAAAGATTGGCAAGATCATTGGCAAGAATGCTAATGCTGGTGCTGCTCTTAAGAAAAAGTTCCTGTCTCGTCTTCCAGCTTTGAGAAAAGTTATTGAAGATGTGAAAGCTCATGTTGATAAGACCGGCAAGGTCAAGCTGCTTGATGGTAGGCTTGTTCCTTGTCGGTCTCAACATGCAGCGTTGAATGTGCAACTACAAGGTGATGGTGCTATTGTTATGAAACTGGCTCAGGTATTGTTTGAACGTAAGATCAAAGACATGCCGGTTAAGTTTATGGCTACTGTGCATGATGAGTGGCAGCTTGAATGTCCACCTGACATTGCAGAAGAAGTAGGAAAGCTTGGAGTACAAGCTCTGCTTGAAGCAGGCGAGAAGCTTGATTGTAAGATGCCCATTGACGGTGAGTATCAAATTGGAAAGGACTGGTCAGAATGTCACTGATTAGTGTAGACTTTTATGAATTCAAGGATGACCCAGTGGCTGATTTGGTATGGCTTACAACTAAGCCTTTGTTTGAAAAGACACCGCATAAAATTAGCCATTGCAATCTTGTACTAAAGTTTGGTGATACTGAGTATACTGTTATTACTAGTAATAATTTTAGTGCTAAAGTTTATAGTAAAGATACATTTGATAGAATGTATGGCAAGCCTGTTTACAGTCATGTGTTTGGCGAAACTAATCTAACACATTCTATTCTTACTAGACTTGTTAGTTGTTATCGTGGCAGTATTCTTGGTACTGCATGGTGGCGTATGACCGGATACTATCTAGGTAAGAAACCTAAGCTGTGTACAACTTTAACACAAGAGATTTTACGAAGCTCTGGTTATATGGTAGAATACAAACATAAACCTATTGATTTTTATAAGGAATTAAAGAATGAAAATTATTATGTTCTCAGGCAAAGCAAGGGTTGGGAAGACCCACGCTGCGAATCAGATTGCAGAGCTCGCATTCTCGGCAGGAATGAAGCCAGTATTGCTTCCCTTCGCGAAGCCTATCAAAGATAGAGCTGCTGCTGATGGGTTTACTAAAGATAAAAACCCTCAAGAATATAGATCCTATTGTCAACTTATGGGTGAAACTGCACGGCAATTAGATCCTGATCATTGGATCAATGCTTGGTTGGAAGAACTCAAGGCTATTGAAGACAAAGAACATTCTGATATTGCTAGTAATAAAAAGCATTGGGAGTATGTTGTTATTGTAGATGATTGCAGATACGATAATGAGGTTAAGTTATGCTCAGACTTAGGTGGCATGCTTGTGTTTGTTCGGCATGGCAATAGAAAGATTGAAGACTTAAATGCTGATTGGAGAAATCATGAATCAGAAAATTTTGCAAACGAGGTAGAGCATGTTGCATGTGATGATGTTGATTATTACATTGAGAATGATGCTACACTTCGCACCTTCAACGGAGAGATCCACAAGTTATCAAGAAAACTGCTTGGTATTGTCCCTCCTAATTCTGAAGGGGATGCGATTGAACGTATGACTGCAATGTTAGATAAACTTATTGAGAAATTGGAAGATAAGCTAGATGAAGAAGCCGAAGATAGCGATTATTGATGCTGATATTTTAGTATATCGAGCTGCGTTCTGGGCTGATGCTGAAGGTATTGATGAATTACCTGACAGGCTCAAGCATGATATCAAGCAGTGGACTCCTCGTGGATGCCAGCCTGTGCTTGCTCTGTCCTGCCCTAGAAGCCAGAACTTTAGACGTAGACTGTGGCCTGACTACAAGGCTCACAGAGACGCTACAATGCAGCCTGATTGCAAGAAATATGCAGTTGAAATTGTTGTTGATGGCTATGAAGTATTACAATACCCACAACTAGAAGCAGATGATATCTTAGGTATTGCTGCCTCTAGCGGTGATGGTATTGCTGTGACTATTGATAAAGATTTACGGTCAGCCCCCGGCTGGCACTGGAATCCCGACAAGGAACGGTCTGCCACTTTGGTTAATACTGAAGAGGCAGATCGTTTCTTTTTTCAACAGTGGATGACTGGTGATGCTACCGACAATATCCCCGGTCTGTGGAAAGTCGGTCCAAGGAAGGCTGATAAGTTTTTAGATAGTACTGATAGGGATGATTGGGTTAAAGAGATCCTAGAACTCTATCGGACGGAAGAGCGTCCTGAGCATAAGGGTCGATGTGATCTAGACCCCATAGCATTTGGTCGTACAATGGCTTGGTGTGTTCGTATTCTTCGTGACGGAGAGTATGATAAGGCGGGTCAGATGATCAAGTTATGGAACTTTGGGTATAAAGGAGATCAACATGCAATCCAAATGCTCTAATTGTGGTGCTACTAGTATGGTTCAAGCAGGCGTATGCTCTGTGTGTACAAACTGTGGATCAACTAGTGGATGCAGTTAATGTCATATTTTGAACAATTAATTAGATGTAATTACTGTAGTCGTTTAACGACAGGTATTTATGTACATGGACACAAACAATGTTCATGGTGTAAAACTAATATAGAACCCTGTTGTCAGGGTCAGGAGAATGTTAATGCCGTATGTAATGTCAACAATCCTCAACAAAGCGTTAAAATCAGTAAAGTTAACTGATGCTGAACTGTCCATTGTAATTGGACACTTGCTTAGAGAAAACGATAAACGTCTATTAGAGATTGAGGAGTTAAAGAATGAGCTCGAAAAAGTTTCCAATGATCGACAGCCTATTACCAAAACTGCTAAAAGAAATGTATCCGCCACTAGAGTATCAGGAAAAAGTGACTCGTGAGGAGTGGGCCTTTCGTGGCGGTCAACGAGATATTATTCGTAAATTAGAAACAATTATTAAACAACAAGAGAAAGGGGTGAGATAATGTATCCTTATCAGCAATCGTCTGTATATAGTGGACCTAAACTGTCTGCTGGTTTTAGTTATTATAACAACCCTGCTAGAGCACATATGTTTAATGAAAGTAGATATTACGAAAAGCTAAACAAAAAACTTATGGACAGAGGCTTTTCTGAGCAAGACCTATATGGTTTGTATGCGGACCTAGAAAAAAGAGGCGTAAAAGAATTACTTGGTTGGGAAGCTACAAAAAGAACAGATGAGTTTGAAAGAAGATTGTTAGCTTATGTTGATGAGCAAAATGCTTTGTATGCTCGGGTTAAAGAGCAAGAACAAGAAATGCTTCAAGAGGATAAAATGAATAGGGCTCAAGAAGAGTATGACAAGGAAGTTGCAGAGACTTCTAGAATCTCTATTCAGGAGTCCGGTAAGCGTGCTGAGAAGGCACGACAGGCTCAGAAGAGTCAAGAGTACTTGGAGGCCCAGAGAGCTAGCTCGGGCCGTTCAGCAGGGCGTATTGCCGTTAGGAGGCCAATGTGATTTTTAGCAACCGTGGTGGCAGCACCAGTTTACTTTTTGGTAGAAGTAAAAGAAAAAAACAGGCTCGGCGTGATGCTGCTTTTGCCGAATGGAGAACTAAGTTGGCGCAAAGAACCAATGATGAATTTATGCAGCGTATTGAGGCTAGAAGGATGGCATTGATGCCTGCTAACTTTAGATATCGTGAGGATACTAGACAGGCAGAGTCTAAGGATTTTGATATTAAAAGAACTCAATTAGCTGCTGATCGTTTAGCAGAAAAAATGTTAACAGAATCAAGAGAGCAATACAGACCTAAAAAATCTTTAGGTATGCTTCGCATTGGTAGGAGGAAAATGTAATGGGTATGGGAGGATACGATCCCTCTGCTATGCAAGCACAGATGCAAGCAAACGTAGAGCGAGAAAGAATGTACAGAAAACAAGAGGCAGAAGAGGCTCGGATGGCTCGGCTTGAAGAGGAAAAACTTCGTTTGTCTTTAGAGCGTGCGGCAAGAGAAGAACAATATGCTGCTATGGCGGCAGAAAAGATGGAGATTGAAGAGAAGGAAGAAGAAGCTATTCAAGAGTTTACTGCTCAAGACCAAGCTAAACAAAATATTATGGACTTCTTTTCTGATAGACCCGGTGTACAAATTACCAAGAGGCCAGACTAATGAGTATTAAAGATCGTTTTAGAGAGCTTGATAGTAGGCGTATCCGCAAACTAGAGCGGTCAAGATACGTTGCCAGTTTAACTGTACCAACTGTGCTTCCTCCCGCAGGTTGGACAAATGAAGAACAACTTCCTCAACCCTTTAGTTCAGTCTCTGCTCGTGGTGTGGTCGGCATGGCTTCAAGAATGTTATCAGCCATGTTGCCAGTCAACGATGCCCCCTTCTTTAAGTTTAGTTTAAAGCCCGGGACGGAACCTACACCAGAAATCAATAGCTATCTTGAAGCTATGAGTTACCAAGTGTATCGTAAGATTTCTTCTAGAAACTTGCGAGAAACTATCTTCCAAGCTCTGCAACATTTGATTGTAGTTGGAGATAGTCTTATTATTATGGAAGATGATTTTACTTTTAGGGTCATTCGCTTTGATCACTATGTTATGCGTAGAGAAGTTAATGGTGACCCTAAAGAGATTATCTATTTAGATTTTGTAGCATCAGATAATGATGAATCTATTGAAGATAACTTCCGTGCTCAATATTCTGCTGACTATGCTTCAGAGGGGTATGAAGTAATCTACACTCGTTTAACAAAAGAGGAGGGTGAGGATGAGTGGACTGTACAAAGAGAGCAAAATGATCAAATCATCGAGACAGGCTCATATAAGGTGTTCCCAATTATCCCGTTGCGTTGGGCTTCTGTTGCTGGTGAAAATTATGGTCGTTCTCATTGCGAAGACATCGCTGGAGATATCCAGTCTTTAGAGGCTTATACTGAGGCAAGTCAAGAGGGTATGGCTGCTGCTTCAACTTTTTGGATGGGCGTAGACCCCGCAGGTATTACAGAGATTGATGACCTTGCTGGTCAGTCTAACGGCACTTGGGTTCCTGCTAGGACTCAGGATGTGTTTACTCTGTCTCCCGCTCAGACCATGAACCCTCAGATTCAAGCAACCTTCCAAGCTGTTGAAACTATGCGGCGAGAGGTGGGTCAAGCATTCTTACTTGATTCCGCGTCTATTCCTAGCGGTGACCGTGTGACTGCTACGGCTGTGCGTCGTATTGGACAAGAGTTAGAAATGGTTTTGGGTGGTGCATTTAGTTCTATTGCTAGAGAATTGTTTGTACCTATTGTTCAACGAGCCGTCTTCCTTATGCTTGATGAAGGTGTGATTGATGAAAGATTACAAGATCAATTCTTTGATGATCAAGGTGTTTTAAATGTAGAAATTATTACTGGTTTGCAAGCATTGAGTAGAGATACAGAGCTTATGAAGCTGATGCAGCTTGGTGAGATGATGAGAAATCTTCCTCAAGAAGCTATGCAAACCTTTAAGTTCCAAGAGTATGGTCGTGCTTTGATTACTGCCCTTGGCTTTGATGCTAATAATTGGATTCGTACTGAAGAAGATATTAAAGCTGAGCAGGCCGAGCAACAAAGAGAAATGATGGCAGCACAACAACAGATGGCTACTAATCAAGCAGTCACTCAAGGTGTATCACAAGCTGCTATGATGGACTTACAGCAAACTGGTGGTCAAGGTATTCAACAAGTAATGCAACAAATGGGGGGTCCAAGTGGCTAAGAAAAAAGCAAAAAGAGATGCGTGTTATAATAAGGTTAAGAGTAGATATACCAAATGGCCCAGTGCTTATGCCTCCGGTGCTTTAGTAAAGTGTCGTAAAGTTGGTGCTAAAAATTGGGGTAATAAGAGCAAGGGAAGGAAGAAGTAATGGCTAAAGAAGGTCTTAAGAAATGGTTCAGCCGAAACAATGGTAAAGGTTGGATTGATTGTAAGACCGGCAAGCCATGTGGTCGCAAGTCTGCTAAGGGTGGATCTAAGCGTCCATACCCGGCTTGCCGTCCTACTAAATCTCAGTGTACTGCTGCTAAGTCTAGAAAAAAAGGACCGGCTCGTATCTCATGGAAGAAAAAGAAGGGGAAATAATATGGCAAATAGCAAAAAGAAGGGGGCTATGAAAGGTTGCACTATTGGCAACAAGTGTAAGAGTAAAGCTGGGGGTCTTACCGCTAAAGGTAGACGCATGATTAATCGTAAGACTGGTTCTAATCTTCAAGCTCCTCAACCCGGAGGTGGTCCTAGAAAGAAATCATACTGTGCCCGTTCAGCTGGGCAGATGAAGAAGTTTCCTAAGGCTGCAAAGGATCCTAACAGTAGACTGCGTAAGGCAAGAAGGAGATGGAAATGTTAAATTTATTATTATCTTTATTTATTGCACAAGTTGGTCCTCCTTCGGATCCTGATGCTGTCGCTATGTGGATTGATGATCTTGGTAGATTAACCCCATTTGGACGGACCTTTGATGTCTACATTCAAACTGGGTTTGATCCTGAGTTCTCCTACCCTGATGGAAGCCCGCGACGGCCCTACATGATTGGTAGTACCCGTGGCAATGAGTCCCCGTCAAAATCGTTTGGCTGGGCTATTGAAGGTCCGATGTTCAAGAACCGCAGACCTGACTACCTGTATCCTTGGTACGACAACTGCATCGAGTGCATCGAGTATGACCAAGCACGCACGACCTTTGGCGACTGGGTATTGCCAGACGGCACCGTGCTGCCTTGCAGCGAAGCACCCAACGGATGGGACTGTGTTCAAGCAAACCCGTACCAACGATGGGGCTACCTCGGTGCGAAGTTCACGCCAGTCAACTGGATCTTCGAGGGACCAGAAGGTTGCTGCCCAAGGTTAGGAGACTTGGTTGACCTTGACTATGCGTGGTGTGATTCGTGGATCTTGCACGGACCACTTGGCAAGAAGTACGGCAACTCCAGCCCGCAGTACCGCTACCCACTGGTGCAGCAGCAGCACAAGGACTTGATGGATACGCCTGTGCTGAAGTACTGGCTGCCGTACCC